GCTACACTAGGCACGTTCAATAGCGCGTAGTATTGGGCAGGTGGTAATACACAAACTTTGTCACCGCCTACGTCCTTCTTATCGAACTCTTCAAGAGCCGCATAGATAGCCGCAACAATCTTAGCACCGTCTAATGCGTGTGCAGTAGTAGAACCAATGTTGAAGTTGGTTGTGTACACCTCATCAGTAAACGCAGTGCCAAATGCAGCAGCAGCTTTAGTTGAGTTGTCGATTGTTGCTGCTTTAGCAATGATACGAGCTACGTTACGGTCTGAGACATTCGCTAATGCGTTGCCAGACTCTTTTGAGTAGATTGAACGTACATCGTAGTGGTTCATGGCCTCATCAATCTTAGCAATAAACTGTGTGCTGATTAACAAATCATCAACCGTCACAATACGCTCACCATGCTTGATTGCATCAGCTTGAATTAACGTACCAGCAGTGTGGTACTTTGCAGAACCTGTGCCAGTAAGAGGGAATGATGCTGACTTACCGTTTGATATAGTACGTGAGCGGTGTAAAGGCATGAATACGTTTTTTTCCTCAAACGAAGTAAGGACTTCGCCAGCATAAAGTTTGAGGAATAAGGAACGATCATCACCTGCCGCGTTAGTTTGTCCTAATCGTGAGACTGTTTGGTCTGTTGGAAATGCCATGTTATATGTACCTATTTAAAGTAAAGTTTTAAAGTTGTTGAGTTGTGTTTCTTTGTTCACTCAGTCACTTGTCACTTTCTTTCCCTTAAAGATTGTCCTCCGCAGAGGGTCGATAGATACTCGAAGTAAAAGTTGTTGCTTGTTTTTAGAAACGAAAAAACCCACCAGAGGCTGTAATAGCTTGGTGGGAATGTTACTGCGGAGACAGAAAATCTAAAGGATGTTGCTTCGTGATAATTTAGAAGCTACTTCCTGTCGATATGCAGAGTCATTGCTGTACCTTGGGTCACGCATTGCTGCGGTCAGTTGGGCGGCAGAATCAAAGACCCCACCTGTAACGGATTTAGTCTCGCCATAGACCAGTGATGGTTCACTGCCGTTTTCAGAACGGTACTGTGCTTGCAGACCCTGTATTGCTAAATTTGCTGTCTCGGTATTGCCGCTATTTATTGCATTGTTAAAAGCATCTATAGAAGCTTCATTTAAACTTTCAGAGGCCCATTTAACCATATCTTCATACGCTTCTTGGCCCCCTACCTGATTAAATGCTTGTTGCTGAAGCTGTCCTGCAACTGCGTTCTGACCATCTATAAATTGGTCAACCATATTCCGTGGAATACCTGCTTGTAGTAGAGCTTCGTAGGATTCTTCAGTTAGACCACCTTGTTCTGCAAACTCGTTGGATAGTGCGTCAAAATCAACACCACGCTCCTCTAGTTCTTCGGCAATCTCTTCTAAATCACTTTCTTCAGTGACCTCCTCTTTAGAACCTAACTTTTGCTCAAGAGATTCATAGGCAGTTGCCATGTCTTGAACAGTATTAAATTTCTCAGGGAGCCATTCAGGACGGTCAGATACTTCAGGGTTATTAATCCCTTCAGCTTTCTTAAGCATGTTTTCTGTATGCTCACCATCCTCAACGGATTCTTCAAATGTGTTTACTGCATCTACCATTATTATCTGTCTCCGAAAGGTAGTTATTATTTATTGCTGTGGCTGTTCTTCTTGTTGCTTCATTAACCCTTGTGCTACTGGGCCTGTAGCTTTCTCAGCCATTTGCATCATCTGTTGTTGCTGCATCATCTGTTGTTGAGCCTGCGCTTCTTGTTCCTTCTGCTCTGCTGACCTAATTAGACCACTTGTATCAATACCTAAAGATGCACCAAGCCTGTCGATGTAATCGTCAATGTTTAGTTCTTTCTGTAAGATTTCTGGGCCTAGAGGCTGAAGCATTTGAAGTAACTGTGATAGCTTGTTTAAGTCCTGACCACGCCCTAACGCTTCCATACCTGTGACGATCTGGGGCTTAAGTGTGTCTTTAGGGAACTTAGGCATTTTCCCACTCTTTTCCATTCTGGCAAGTAGCAACTTGACCATTGGGTACTGGAACTCTTGGGACAAGATGGAGTAAACCCCACCTAATGCAGACTCAAGCTCTTGAGCCATATAACGAACTTCTTCAGCAGTTACACGTTCTGCTTTACGCTGAACTGCGGAGTTCATAAGGAACGAGTATGCTAATCGTTCAGTAATCTCTCTTGCTGTGTCTTGAGCAACACGGAAGTCATTAAACTTTTCTAGCTGTAGAACAGACACATCGTTAGCGTCACCTGTGGCAATGCCACCGTTGGGTGTTTGAGCTAGTACCTTTTGCTTTGTGGAACCGTTAGGCTTCACTAAGAATAAGACTTTAGCGGCTGCTGCTGCGCCTTGTACGATTGCTTTAGTTAAAGTTTCAAGTGAGCTTAAGTCACCTATAAATTCTTCGACATAACCACGACCATACGATTCACCATCTATACGAACCATACGTAAGGCCATAAAGGGTGACTGATCTAATGGAAAGCTACCACGCGAGTCAGGAATTATCTGACCTTCAACTTCTTGATACACTTCCCACTTTTTAGCGATACGACAAACCTTTGTATAAAGGTCTACAGATTTAAGCTGAGACTCTTCTGAAGGTTTTGTTAGCAATTCTCGGACTGCTTCGGGAAGCATTAAGGGACTTACTGTTTCTTTAGTAATGACCTCAAGTACATTACCCATAGCGTCACGTTGACATACGTATCTATCTAAACGGAATACACGAACACCACCATCTTTAGGCATGTGGACTAGCACATTACCTGAAGTTATAAGCTGCTTAAGTGCCTCAAAAACTGGAACACGTACAGCCGTAGCTTCTACCTCTTGCATAGCTGCTCGTTCAATACGAGCTAATGCTTCTTCTACCTTACCCCTCGCATCATCCCCTGCTAAACTTTGTAAATCAAAGTCGTCCATTGTTAGACGGAAGAAGGGGGAGTTTGGTGGTAGAAGTGTCATTAACAGCTTAGAAGCTAAGTTATTAACACCCCTTGCACCAATGGATTGGTATGGAGTTGAGTACACAGAAGAACCCGAATGTCCTTCAGGGGGCATTAAGGTAGGTATGGTAAGTTTAGCGACTTCTCTAGCTCTATCTAAGAACGAAGTGCGGTCACTTTCAAGATGTGTATAGCGTTTAGCCACTTCTCCTGTTGTTGGTAGCATAGCTAATCATTCTCTTTTATTAAGTTGTAATGTTTAATCCCACACCACCGTTACCAAAGCCAACACTTGTGTTACGTTTTAGACGAAGCTTTCGCTTACCTTGACGTTGAGCGTTCTTTTTAATAGCTAGTATGTTTTTAAGATTATCTGGTTGGTTTGTTGCAAGGGCGGCAGCACCACCAGCCAAAGCTGTATCTTGGCTTGGGCCACTCCCGCCACCTGTAGCGACTTTAGCTTTTTTAGCTTTAACAGGTATTTTAACTCGGTCTGTGATATGACCTGCTGTTTCTGGACGTGTAACTTTAGCATCACGACCTAGAGGGTCATGCCCAGTTTTAGTAGCATACTCAACACCATCAACATAGGTTGTAGATTTCTTCTCACCAAGACGAACACCTTTAATAACAGGGTCTGTAGCTCTAGTGACTACTTTTGGGCCTCTCTTGTAATCGTAAGTAGTATCTTTCTTTTCACCGAGCAAGCCGCTAGTCTTCTGAGTCTTAGTGACACCACCGTTCTGTAGCGTTGCCATTGAGCCTGTAAGCTTCTTTAACTTAAAGGCTGCGGTGTCTGCGTTAGCTTTAGTAACTACCCTGTCACCAGAGTACGCTTTCTTCATACCAACTTTATTCATTTCGGCTTGCAGTTCATCAGGGGTTGCGCCACCAGCCTTTTTGGTTGCCCAATAAGCTTGGTTGTAACTCACCTCATCATTGCGGTACTTGTCTTTTATTGCAAGTGATATGAGAGAAGGAATCTTTGTGTTTTTATTCTCTGCCGCTCTAGTCTTATAACCCTTATTGTCAAAAGGCTTGGATACTTTTGCTGGTTTGGCAGGTTTAGGTATAGTCACCTTAACTAATGGTTTTTGACCTTGTTCGTTAGGGCCAGCAAATCCAGATTGATTAACCCCATAGCCATCAGTTTCTATACCCATTGTTGTTTTAATTTTATTTGTAGCCAAGCCATCTCTGAGAGTACCGCTTGGCCTTTCTTCTTTAATTTGAGGCTGAGTAATCTTAGCTGTCGCTACTGGCGTAGTCTTTGCTTTAGACTTTATAGGCGTTGCAGGCCGAACAGGTTTATTAACTTCACTAGGTAAGTTGGCACGCTGGTTCCCATTGCCCTCATAGTTAATTTTTGGTGCTTTAGCTTTAGCTTTAGGTGCTTTAGCTTTAGGTTCTTTTTTTTGGCCTTGCTCGTTAGGGCTTGCGCTAATAATGTTTTTCTTTTTCTTTGCTGGCTTGTCGTCATTATCACCACCGCCACCACCGCCACTATCGTTGCTGCTGTTGTCACCTCCTGCTCCACACATATCAATAACCTCCCTTAGTGCTGCTAGGTATGTTTAAACTAGGGTTGCTAGTGCCGCCCATGCTTAGACCTGTTGTAGATGTTTTGTTACGAATCCCACGTTTGCCTTTAGCCTTACGTTTACGTGCGGCTGAAGGTGTTTGTTCCATGTCTGATAAGTCTAAACTAGCAGGTGCCCTAGCAGGTGCAGGTGGGGTTGGTGCAGGTTTAGATTCTGAACTACCGAATAAACACATTCGTTGGTTTACTCCTCATAATTAAAGTCTTCTTCTGAAAGCTCTTTAAGTTTTTCTATGACTCTACGCTGACCTTGTAAGAACCGAAGTTCTTCTACAGTAATACTGTGGGTTGGTAATGTGTCTGGAAAAATCTTATCGAGATGCGAAAGGAGTCCTTGGGAAATTCCAAAGGAAGCTCCCAGTATTGAGTTGCTTTTTATCATAATATTCTTAGGTTTGCTGTAACGGTACGTTAGTGGGTTTTAGGTACATTTAGCATCAGTTCGCGTTTTTGTGCTTTAATAGATATTTGTTTACGAGCTTCGCTATCTAAGTTCTTCCAATCTGCAATCTCACTGCCAGAGCGAAAGCACCCCACACAAATATCGTTATCATTGAGGTGACAGATATTGATGCAGGGCGAGGTCATTTAGATTCCTTATGCAAGGCAGCGTCATAAGCTTTACAAGCTGTTTCAGATTTAGACAATAATTCCATGTGTTCGGGGCTATACTCTGAGCCTTCAAACTCATCTGCTATGACGATACAATCCACACAGTCCTGTCTTAAAAGTTCTAAAGCTAAACCTCTAACCTGACCCTTCATTCGTATTCCTCTTCTTTTTCTTCTTCGTAAAGAACTAGCGCGTTGTCAAACTCTTCCCATGAGTCAACACCGTAATACATAAGGCACTCAAGTAGGTGTGAGTCTCGTTCAATTAACTTGTGGTAGTCTTCGTCAACTTCTATTCGTCTTCCCATATCGTCCCCCGTTGGTATAGTTGTATTGCAGTATTTAAATCGCAGTCAAAACCTTCCATAATTTCTTCAAACGCAACCATGAACATCATTTCCGACAGTCCCAATCTTCTATACTTGCATGAGGAGAGATGCCTTGCTTAATACGGTCTTTAGGGCGAGTGTCTTCCCCAAGGGGTACAGGAGACTTGTTAAATAAAGCCTCCCACCCTGAGTCATACAGGTCAGTTTTAGCCTTGGTGCGGATAGGTAAGCCAGTTACGTCACTTGTTGATGTTGTCACGGTTGTTTAACTCCTTAGTAATTAACTTTTCAATTTTGGCTACATCTCTAGCCGTTGAATAAAGGGAGTAGCGTAAATGCCACTTCCAGTAGAATTTTTTAAAGTAATTTACAAGCCTCATACGAGGTCTACGATTTCACACGAATCGCCAGAACAAGCTAATGTCTGAGAACCTATTGTTGTATCTTCAATTTCGTAGTCCGACAGCTTCGACCAATCAATAGCCTTGGGCATCAG